GGCGCTGCTGTAGCGTTCTCCTGCTTTTACCTTCGGGTCACCCGCAGTTCTGGCCTCTCTCTGTATCTCACGTCTGGTGACTCTGGGTGCGCGAACACCCCCGCCGATTATCAGTGCCGTATTTAACGCTTCTTCAACTACCTCATCGGGTGGAATTTCTCCCTCGAAAGCCCTGAAAGGCGCTGTGACCCCGCGCCAAACCTCCTGCAAAGCGCCGGGTACGGATAGTTCTAGTTCGCCGTCGGCGGGTCTTCTAAGCGGGACTAAAGCGCCGGTGTAAGAACCGGCTCCTGCTTCCGGGTCATCAAGCGGGTAAGTTTGTGGGGAGGGATCTCTATATCCCATAGAGCGCCAAACATCCTCTTCACTGATGGTAGCCGCGACCTCCTCGGGAGGAGTGGTGGTTCCCGGGGGAATGACAGGGGGTTCTGTGGGAGTGATGGTTTCCGGTGCGGGGCTTATGGGTTCCGGTGCGAGGGGTTCTGTGGGGGCAGCATCTTGGCCTGCCACAAAAGCCTCAATGGCGCTCAACTCTTGTGCTGTCGGCACGTCTCCAGCGATGTTGACTCTGCCGAGGCCGGGTACAGTTATTTGCCCCATTACGGCGTCACCCGTACTAGTTTGCCGTCAACAATATCGTACACGGCGCCACCTGGCGGTCCGTACACGGCGCCACCTGGCGGTCCAACCAAACGGTCTCGACGGCGCAACATTTCTCGGTGGCGCCCGCCTAAGGAGTCCTCCTGTTCCGCCGATGAACCCCCGTTAGGCTCCTCCAAATAAGTCATGTCAAAAAGGTTTAACCCTTCAGCCGTGGCGATCCTGTTATATCTATCCTCTAGGGTTTTTTGCAGACGCTCCTGCCTTCGCTATAATCTTTCGGTCCTATCTACAAAGTTTTTGCGCTCACTGTCGGCTAGCATCTCTCCAGTTAAGACGCGATTTATTTGGGCTTCGATTATTTCACCAAAGGCTCCAGCCTTCGCTGCCGCTCTAAATTCGCTTTCTCGAACCACCGAACCGGGGTCCAAAATCTTCATATAGTTGAAGATCAGGGCCAAATCGCCTGCGGCGTTCGGTTTGTCCGCCGAAGCCTTAACTCTTTCATAAGCCGCCCTCGTTTCGACGAAGGTTTTGCTCTCTCTTTCTAAAGCTGCCCGTAGTGTATTGGAGTTTTTGAAGTCTTCTTGGGCTAACTTTCTGTTGTATATATCCAGTTGCTCAAAATATGTCTCATGGCTTATCTCGCCTCTTGAGGCGGCAAGTTTCGCCTGGATATGGTCGGCAAGAAATTTTAGATCCACGTCGGGAACGGCCATAATCTCACGCACTTCAGACCAAGGTTGCCCGGCTCTCAGTGCCAGAGCTGCCCGCGCGGCGGGATGGCTGTTAACTATGTCCGGATCAGGAGGGGCATATAGCCCCCTTGGGCCAAAAACGGTTGACCGCGACTCCTGTTTCGCCTGTTCCATTAGTATGTCTGAATACTGTAGTGTGGCCTCCCACTCTTGTGCTCTCTGCTGCTGGTCCTCCCACCCCTTTGCAACATCAAGTTCTGCCAGTGTTCGGTTAAGAGCCGCCATTTCCTGCTCTGCCAGATTGGCTTTATACGCCTCGACAGCATCTAGTGCGCCCGTAGCACCCGCGCCAAGGGTCGCCAAGGGAGACACGGGGTAGGCCTGCGGGCCTGCGGCTGCAAGCAATCCCTGTCCGAAACCGCCAGCGGCTCTCAATCCCGCGTTTACTCTTTCGGCGTCCGACATATTACCAAAAAGACCGCGTTCGCCGGTTGGCGACATATTAAGAAGACCGTGTCCGCCGGTTGGCGACATACCAAGAAGACCGTAGTCAATTGCCATTATTCTCTACCTCACTCGGGGAACAACCAATTGCCACCCCCTAAACTACCGAATATCCCCGCAGCGGTTCCCAGGGCACCAAGTCCGGTGAGCCAGGGACTCTGTTCATAGTACGGGGTTTGTGCTTGCACCTGTTGCTGCGAGTAGTTGCCGCCTCCGGTGAATGCCTGCATCTGGCCTAGGCGACGCAGAATTTCGTCCTCACCGAACTGGTAGCGGTTCATTGCGTCCTGAAGTTGAAGCTGAGATTGTGCCTCTCTCGCGGCACCGACCCCCTGAAGAGCGGAGAAATCACGGTAGTCTTCAAGCGCAGTGGTCGGGGCCTGCCGAACTCCTGCCATCTGGCGCTGTCTTTCATTTTCATAATTCTGGAAGGCGTAGGGGGCTATAGCGTCCGCGAAAGTACGCGCGTAAAGCTCGTCGGAGGCCCCTGAGCCCATTCTGTTGGCCGCTGCCATACGGGAGTCCACCGCAGGGCGAACCTGGCGCTCTATGGCCGTTCCTACGTTCCCTAGCCAGGGATTGCCGGGGTCCAGATAATCCCCTCGCAGAGTGCCTGTTAACTGCTGGGCAGCGGCCTGATTGACCGGAGAACCGGCAAGCGCTCTCTGCGTGGTTAGATCAAGAGCAGCAAGAGACTCAGGAGAATAATCAACAAAGGTCTGTCCCGGGAAATACTGCGGTTGTGGAGTTGTAGACCCAAATTGACTGAATGCCAAGTTCTGTTCAGCCTGCGGCCTTTGCCTCAGATAATCGAGCGCGCCGCCGAACTGTCCAGTTGCAACTTGAGCGGCAACGTCAGGATTGGCCTGCAAATACGCCGGCTGGTCGATAGTGGGACCACCCGTCGCAAGGGAGCCTGCTTGTGAATACAGGTTTCTGAGATAACCCTCTTGTCCAGACCACGGCTCCACATTGGTATTCTGTATCGTGGTGGTCGTGCCAGACGGTGAATCGTCGCTCATAGGTCTTTCCTTAATAGAATGACTGAGTCATCCCAATCCTTGAGAATCCTTGCCCATCCCTTGCGGCCAAAGAGTTCAATGAAATTGCAATCGTTTTTCTTTCCCCACTCCTCTATGTCGGGGAGGAAAGACAGGTACTCCTTCAGATTTCCCCCTCCGATATACTGAATCAGAAGAGAGCGATTCCGCTTGTATTGGACAATCTTGGTGGTCAGGGCCAGTTCTACCTTTTCATCAAAGGCACAGGCCCATAGCTGCGCTTCTCCCGCTACTAGAGCCTCATAGAGGTCTCTGTCCGTAGCGGTCCCGTGCCCTCTTTCTATAGCGGGCTGGAGCAGCGGAATAACGTGCGTCCAGACCATGTGAACGTTCTCTCTGGGAACGAGGTGGAGAGACCTATCCATGATACGCTCGCTTTATTGTGCGTTGTGTTTCTATCAAGCGGCTAACGGCCTACCCGAACAAGACGTAAACAAAGGTTCTATCGCTCTGGGAGTTGTTGGCGTGGTTAATCACTATCGTGCCGTTTGCCGCGTTGGCGTAAGTCTGATAGATCGTTCCCGCACCTATCTCCGCAGAAGCGTTCGCCGTGGTCGGGACTAAGACGGCTATCGTATCAGCACCGATCTGGCTGGCCGTAATGTTCGTGGTCGTGGCGGACGCCGTGAGGGTTATGGTTCCAACGGTATTGATCTTGCCATCCAGGATGTTCTGAAGCCCGCTAGCCAGTTCCCTGCGGTGTTCAGCCTCGTTAGGATGGGTTGTCTTGACGCTGGTTTTGGTGAAGGCCATTATTGCCTCCGCCGGATATTTTCCCCAATCGCCCTAGACCTAGCCTCGGCGTATTTATCCGCTTCACCGAGAGTGTCGAACACCCCCACCGGATTATTCGCTCCAGCCTCAAATAATTTTAGCGCTTCGTTCGGTTGGAGAATTTGGCCGTTAACCACAGTGGGAATTAACACCCACTTATCACCCATTTGATATGTCGCCGTTAACTCCGTGTGATAGCCTCTATCGTCTGTAACAATGGGCCTCGTTAAATCAATCGGGGGCTGATCTGGATATTCTGGAACGAAGGCGAAATTGTTGGGTGTCTGTCCCCGGCCCCACGGAGCCAAAAGACCGCTTGGCTTGACCTGATTCTGCCCAATATCAAGAAGCCCTCGACCACGAGGAGGTTGGCCGCGTGGGTTGTATTGCCCTCTCGCGTTCCACTCCTTCCAGAGCGTCGGGTGGCTCCGCCCCTTCAACAAGACGCCTTCGCGATCAACTGACGGCCAATGATATGTCCCGTCTTGCGCCATCTCGGGCTGGACCCCCGACTTCCATGCCTGGCGGTAGTCATAATCAGGTGTATTCAGATTGGGGCGCTCGCCGTACAATTCCGTGTATTGCTCAAACCACGGAGACGCTTGAATGCTTCTTTGAAACACCTCTTCCTGTCTAGGGTTGAGGCCAGTATTTCCCGCCATTGAGGGATATCCGTAGGGCCTCATTGCCAGCCCTGCGGGGAGCCCTCCATCTCAACGCCGATAGCCTCGTCAAACCCACCCGTGATCTTGACTCCGACCTTGTGATAGCGGTCGTGGTTCCTTATGGGAACTTCACCGTTCGAGTTAATCGCGACGTAGGAGCCAAAGGACACAGCCTCGTTCTGGATGGTTCTCGATCCCACCCTTGCCGTGATAGTGGCCGAAGTCCCGTTGACTAGAGGGCGAACGGAGTTGGTCTTGAAGAACTGACCCGGCGCATGTTCCATCTCCCCCGTCTCAAAGACTGCGTCCAGGGCTGTTGCGGTGAAATGGGCCATCACATGGGATCTGTTGAAGGCCGAGAATTGCGGGTTTCCTCCGGTCCATACTCGCGAATCAAGCGAGAAGACCAGAGCGTCGACGGACGAGGAAACATTGTCCAGAGTGTCTAGCGTGTAGCCCTCGGTGAGGGTGGAGAACAGATGCTCCGTATCCAGATCGACCGTTGACCACTTCTGCGTTGGCCAGTTGTAGATAAGCATCTTGTCAGGGTCGCCGTTACCGGCGGAATCGGTGGTTGTGTAGGCCCACACGATATTTCTGTTTCTTAAATCCAACGCCCCCTGAATACGCGCCTTGTACGTTTCGTCCAATTCATTGAAGAAGAACAGGTCAACCTTATTCGCCCCAATGGGGGTGCTTTGAACGCCGTCAAAGACGTAGAACCCGTCCTCTGCAAGATAGAAGACAAATCGTCCGTACCGAACAACGGAGTTCTTGGCCCACGCCCCCCGGTTTCTCTCTACCTCGTCAAAACGCCATACCGTAGGGGTGCCTTCGTATTGCATTCTCCAGATGGCTTTTTCCTGAAAAATAACCCCGTACTCACCGCCGACGATCTTCTGAATCCACCCTCCAGGTCCATCTAAGTCCTGATAATCCGCTTGGCTTGCCGCGTCCTGATCCCAGTCGGCATCGTCGTCAATGTTTGGCCATCTCACCCTGTTGGGATACAGCGTACCCCCCTCGTCCACGTTTCCTATGACCGGGAATTGCCGTACAGTCGCGATGTGTCTTGCCTTGGGCGTTAAGGTCGATGTCGCTAGATCAGAAAAGGCTGTCCCGCCCATCGTGATTTTCTGCATTGCATCGGCAATGTTCACCGCGATGATGGTATCGCCCTGCCCTCTCGCAAACTCCCAACTATCGTCAGCCGGACAGGCATATCCCCCTGCTTTGGAGGAATCGGTCCACGTCGTGGCGTCAAGCCTGTAGAGCTTTGTCGCATCCCCCGCGTAGTAATTAGTCGTGCCGTCCTTGGCCAGGGCGGAGACGGCACCCTGGCAAAAGCCACTCAGCGCGCTACTAACCGTGGTCAGACCGGGGAACTCCTTGTAGCCGTTCTGATGTGGCATACAATTTTCTGCCTTGGTCAGGCCGGGATTGCCAAAATCAGGGAGGTCCGGGAGGAGTTCGTTGAACTGGATTCTTGACTTTGATTGGGGCCGTCGGTTGACCCCCTGGGATATGTGAGCGAGTCTCTGCGTTAGCCTCAAGTTCCGGCCCTCGATCTACGGGACATCACAAGCCCCTGAATGTCGGATTTCATGGTCAAGGGAGCGGGGCCGTGGCGATCCTTGGCGTCTGCCTTCTGAAGTCTGTCCACAAGGTCTTCGTAGAGATTGGCCCACAAGGATATTCTCGGGTCGTCTCCCAAAAATGGCGCAGCATGGAGAAGAGAGGCGTAGAGGTAGGCAAACGGTGCCCTTGTCAGCAG